TACGGGATTTGTAAATCTGAAATGACAACTATCGTCTTAGTCGTCTGAGTCATCATCCTCTAGACTTAACTCTTGTGGATCTTCTTCCCACAATTCATCGTCATCATCTTCTTCTATGTATTCTGGATTAGGAAAGTTCCACTCTGGTAATTGACTCAAAACTAATTCCATTGATTCCTTGCGAGTAAATCCTGCACGGCAATAATGTTTTAATAATCTTGCAGCTTCAAGAGCCATTTGTAGCATTGGAGTTAGAGGCTCAGATAGGAGAATGTAATCCGGTTCGTTAGGTTGATCTGACATCTGAACCCCCGCTCTAGTATTAGGATAGCGACTTATTGAGAAGTATGCGATAGATTTCATCTACGCGTGTTTCGAGTCGCGTTACCTGATCCTTCACAGATGAGCCTGAATTGGGTTTAAGTTCGCTTAGATAGTGCAGGATTAAGAACCTAAGAGCAGATAAAAATACGCCCATAACGGTTGCCAATGCTACGGCTAATCCTGCCCAATCCATCGGACTCATGCGACAGGTTGCTTAGGTGCTGCTCCTGCTAAGCCGGATGCAATGAATGATGACAACATGGCTCGATAATCCAGATCAAAATTAGTGGCTTGCCAAGTAACTAAGAATCCAGTGATAGCCATTAAAATTTGTTTAGATGATACTTTCATTTACAAACTCGCAATCTTAAATACGATGGGATCATGGTCGCCCGCTTTAGTAAAACTGATATGAATATGATGATGGTGCGGGTTGCCACCTGAGTAATTGCGCCACTTCCACAATAATCTAGGACTTGCTATTTTGCCTTGGTGAATAATGTAGCCAATGCGCTTCTCACCCTTCTTAGCTGCTAAACGCAATTCATCTGCTAGTTCCCAAGATTTGTTTTTGTTGCCTTTTTCCAAATCTGCATCAATATCAACTGCCCGAACTACATTGTCGCATGTTGCATCTGGATTATGGTCAGATTTACGGGCTTGATGAGCAATGTCGCCAATCCATCCATCCGATGTTTTATCGCGTGTTGCGTAGGTGCGATTTATCTGCCACATAAGAGTTTTACCGGCTTCACATAGCCAAGGTTTAGTTACAATCTTGGTCATTACAAAGCAGCAATCTCATCTGCACTTAATCCAAGTGCTGCCAGTTTCGCAAGTGCCGAAATTCTGGCCGCTTGTTTAGTTTCTCTCGCTTCTTTTGCGGCTGTTAACTCGGCTTTATCAACTGTCCATTGTGCAAACTCTTCCGAGTCCATTTCGCGAATTGTAATTTCGTCAGATTGTAAATCGTGAATTGTGATTTTTGGATTTAACATTATTTCACTCCGTAGATTTTAATTGTGCCTTGAGCCGCCCAGTTACTGACGCTTCGCCATTGGAAAGAGGTAATTGCTGATGTGCTTTTGTAACCAAATCCACCTTCTGCCGTAAAATAATAATTACTGTTATTACCTGCCCAAATACTGTTCACTGTCCCTGTTTTAAAAGAAGCGGTAGAGGTATAAAATGGTAATTCAATAACCGTTGTTGAGTTGTCATTTGCGCCATCAAGAGTTACACCGCCCGCAATATCTATTGATGACACTCCGGTTGTGCCGCCCGAACTTCCGCCTCGTATGCCCCAAATATAATTATTACCTGTGTCTGCATTTAATCTAACGGAAACATCTGTATCAACTGAACCTTTAAAGTTTTCAATTAAGATAATTAAACTTGTGTACGCTTGCGAAATACTTGTTATGCTGATTTCGGTTGTTGCTGTAATGTTTGTCGTTGAAAGTAAAGTAATGCTTGCAGCGGCTGTAGGTGCAGCCCATTTTAAACCTGTTGCTTCTGCACTATCGGCTGTTAAAACTGTGTTGTTTGCGCCAACGGCTAAGCGAGCAAAAGTATCTGCGCCAGTGCCGCCAATTAAGTCGCCTTTAGCGTCTATCGCTGTTGCCATTGAGTTAGTAACGGTTACAGTGCCAGAAGTACCGCCCCCGCTAATTCCTGTACCGGCTGTAACACCTGTAATATCCCCAGCGTTAGCAACACCTACCCATGCGCTTCCGTTGTACACCTCTACTTGATCAGTGTCTATTAAATAACTTAACATACCTTCTGCCAATACAGATGCTAATGCAGTAGTACGCGCGGCAGACGATGCAAAACGCATTACAGTCTGTTCTTGCAAATATGTATTTACATCTGCAGCAGTTAAAACATCGCCTGTTGCATATAATTTGTATCCAGCACCTGCCATTTTATCTCCTAATAGCCAAAAGAGGATGTTCCAAGAACACCCATTGTAGCGGAATTTAAGACAAAACCCGTGGCATATGGATCTGCCACTATAAAAGTTGTTGTCCATTTGTTTGGTGTAATGTCATAACTTACCCCTTGAATAACCAAGGTATTAGATATAGATGATCCACCGGCTTGTGTTTGTTGAACTGTTATGGGATCAAAATAATCTAATTCAAGTCCGGCAACAACCCTTACTGGATCACTTGGATCACCTGTATTAATCGTTACTGACTCAACTCTAATTGCCGTGTCTGCTCTGGTGGCAATAATAGATTGTGCCATTGCTAGGGCTTCTGCATCTGTTGTCATCATTAAACCTGAGCGAGTTCTATTGTGTTGAAAGTAATTGGCAATACTTGTGGCATCGCTATCTGATTGCGCACTTCCACCATTTCGTGTAATTACGGCTGAGTTGATTAAACCTGTATCGCTAAAATCATAGGTAACTTGGTCGTAAGTGATCCCACTGCCGTCGTCTGCAAATTTAGTGGCAACGGCTGCTTGTGCTTTAACACTATTGCTTCGTGAAATAAATCTAGCAAATCCAAATTGGTCAAAATAAAATGCGCCAAGTTCTGATTGCTCTATAAGTTGACATGCGCTTAGGGCTGATCGGTTGGCTGTAGCAGGATCGGCTTGCATTGAACTATCGCCGGCATCTATGTTACGCATGGATGCTGGGAACGCTGCAGCATCCAAAATCTTATTAATTCTAGTTCCACTGAGTTGTACGCCACTATCTACAATTGTTCCTACTGAGGTTAAATTAAGTAGTTGAAAACCATCAACACAATCAAGTGAAACATATCCAATTTCTCCATCTTTAGGGGCTGAATACTTCCACGCTTGAATGTAGAAACTGCCAAGATAATAAGTATTGCCATTGTAAGTTGAACTCAATTGAATCTTACGCATTGGTAACACATTTGGGTAATAAGGACTTGATATGTTGTTAGGATTAAAATCTCCATTTTGATCGGCAATAACAATTGCTGCTCTACCACCATTAAATGAATCGCTCAAACGATTGTAAGCCCTGCGAATAGATGCTTTCATTACTTGATTAGAAACATCAATTGATTGGTATTGTGCGCCACTTCCTAATGTACCAACACCAATTGGAGTTAATGGCGAATCAAGCAAAAAGGGCGGCGCGAAGGATGCCCCGTTACTTAGTACAATCGTAGCAATTAGGGTTGGTGCTAATGCCATTACCTGCCACCGTTGGGAAGGATTGGATTGGCTCCATAGTATTGAACGCGTTGGATGCCTTCTAGAATTGCATTTTGTAAATCTTGTTCGGCTAATACTGACCCAGCATTATTAATAGTTAAATTTATTGGAGAACCACCGGAAGCTCCAACGCCTAAGTAATCAAAAGTTCCAGTTGACATAGGGGCTGCAACAGGGGCAGGTACAAATGCAGGAATAGCAGATGGAGTTACCATTGCTCCAGCCCCGCCACCTGTAGCAGTGCCTTGTATCCCAAGGTAATTAGAAGCGGCAGGAGCCTTCATATTGGCTACAGTAGCGTTCCAATAAGCCAACCAACTATCTAGTGCAGCCTTTTGTGAATCTAGAACTTTATTAACGCCTTGGATTTGAGTTTGATAAAGATCGATAGATTCAAACTTCTCAGTGCGTATTTGTGCCAATCGGTTAGCAGCTGCAACTGTTTGAATTGAATCAATATCCTCAGTGATCTTAAATCCGGCTCTCTTAGCCGCTTCCTCTGCCATCAATTGTTCAACAGATTTCTTATCTACATCTAATTTACCTTCTGCTAAACCCTTTGCTTCTTTAGCATTCTTCAATGCCATATATTCAGCGTTACGAGCGCTAATAATTTGTGTAGTTTTAGACTTTTGAAGGGCTAGGTTTATTCTTTGTTGCTTACCTTCTGCTGCTGCATAATCAACAATCCTTTTAAAGGCTCCTGCAATTAACCCACCTAATTTAAGGATTTTGTTTAGAACTGGATCTTGTTGAATTTTGTCAAACATGATCGAGATAGATCCAACAATATCAGCAATAGTTTGAGCAAACATAGTCATTTTATCAGTTAGACTTGTAATGCCACCTTGCTTTGATACAAGGTTATTAATAGCATCAATTAATGCAAAGCCAATAGTTTCTTTTGCTTGATCGGCTGCAACATTTAATCTGTTTAATGCACCTGTTGCTGTGTTGGCTTCTTGTTCAGCAAAACCTTTAAAGTTTCCTCGCAAAACGGTCATGATTTTATTCATGTCTTTAGACTTTAAGATTGTAGAATCAACGCCTAAACCAAGTCTGCCTAAAGATGCAGTATTGCCATCATAGGCTTTACCAATAGCCGCGGAAACTGTTTCAATGTCTTTTCCTGTAGCAGCAGATATATCCATTGCAACTGTTAGCGCACTTTGGGCTGTAGCAACATCTTCTGTACTTCTCGCCAACCTCGCTAGCGATGGTCTAAGAACATCATCACTAAGCCCATAAAGTTTGCCCATTTGTGTGATCTGCGCCTCAGTGCTGTAAACGGCTAAATCAGTAGCCGATGCAACATTCTTTAAGGTTAAGGCTAATGATCTTTGTGCCTTTTCATCTGCCAAGGCATTTTGAATTGAATCTTTAACAACCTTTTTTGTGTAATAAGCAGCGGCAACAGAAGCTGCTCCCCAAGCGGCTTTTGACCTCTTAGCAAAAAAATCAGTGTCTTTAGTTAAGCCTCTAATGCTCTTAACTGCATCTTTTACGGCTTTGTCTTTCCAAACTCCACTAAGTATAAATCTAGCCATTGCGCACTGCTTCCCGATTGAATTTTCTTTGTAAACTTAATTCGGCTTGATATTGAGCGCGTTTAATTGCGGCACTTGCTTTTCCAGAATCCTCACGACCGGCTCTAATTAATGCTCTACCGCGACCTTTTGTAATCATATAAAAATTTTGCAATTTTTCTTTAAACTGCTGAGATGCAAAAGGATTGATGCTGTTGTTTCCAGCATTACCGAACCAACCTTTAGTTGCTCCTTCAATTCCAGCCTTTTCATAAATGTTGCCGGCAGGAGATGTTTGCTCGATTGCAACGGCTGTTGAAAATCCTCTATTATTACTATACTTTCCGCGTTGTTTTTTAATTCTTAATCCGGCTTTCATGGACACTGCATCGTAGCGTGGAAATGTTCGCACATTATTAGTAACTTCTTTTTCAGTTCTAACGGTATATCTTGCAGTTTGTTTCCAACGGCTAAGTCCAGGAATGGCATCATCTTTGATATATGTCCGACTATGAATTTTGACGGTATTTGCAGCTTTATTGATGGCTTTATCCATTTGTTTTTTGCCGTCTTTATCAAATTCTTTTAAGGCACTTTCAAGGTCTTTAACGCCTAGTAGGACGATTGTTTCTGGCATTTTTCTGAGCCTTGTGCCTTTCCTCTAGTACCGCCTTTAGTGCCTTATACATCCAATGATCCAACGCCAGAATTTCATTAGGCGATGAATTTGTTGCTATAGCGAGAGCCGCGACTTCATAGGTGCGCGTATCCCGCGTTAGCCATTTGGGTCGTCTAACTCCAACTCGACAAGACTCAAGGTATCTAGAAAACCGTTCTCAAATGGCTTTACAGTTTGTCCAGCAGCTTTTAGACATAACCAAGCCAAAAAGTACACATGCTCTTGCTTCTCCTGATCTCTCAGGGTCTTAGCAAAACCACCGCCAACATACTTTTCAAAATCCACCTCAATCTTAGGTGTGATCTGATAAGAACCGCTGGAACCATCCTCTAGTGTTACCTTGAGTTTCATCTTTTCCCCTTCTTAGTTTTTATGGATATGAACGAACTATTGTTCCGCTTACAGGCCAAGTAACGCTAACTGTTGCCAATTCGGTTACATTGTAAACTTGTGGCCATTCAGTAACAAGGCATGTGGCAGTGTAAAGTGGATTAGCTGCACTTGCAGTTGTATTAAATGGTTTGACTGTTACGACAGTATTTGTACCAACTAAACCATTGCTTGTGGTTACTCCACCGTTGATGGTCTGATTAACTTTTGAAGTAGCAAAATCAGCAATAAAATCAATGCTGATGCTTGAGTTTTCTAATCCAGCGATTCTCTTATGTCCTGCATCGCCCATTGCAGTTACTTCTAATTCATCAAAAGTTTGATTTAGAGTTACGCTGCTAACATAGGTTGACAAGTCAATGCCATTAACGGTAACTACCGCACCGTTGGCTAAAAATTGTGCCATTATTTTTCCTCTTTCATTTTCTTAGTTTCCGGTTCGATATGTTCCGTTTGAATAAGATGATTTATGTTGATGCCAACCAAATCATCTGCTGACAAAATCTCACCCTTTGCTTTGCCACAAACGAGTGAGTCGCCAATTACCTTGTATGTTGCCATTTTAACTCCAACTCGATAGAACTTGTAAACTGACATCTGCACTCATTAAGTCCCCACTGGCTAGCGAGAAAATTTGTGGAGCAGATACAGTTCTAATTGTAACGCTATCTAAGTTTGTTTTTAACTTAGTAATTGCGCTTTGGATTATGTTTTCAATTCCAACCAAGTTTCCTTGATTATCTAGGGCTGGAACCGTAAAAGTTAGTTTTAGATTTGCGTAGCAGCTGAAAGATGTTTGATTGTTAATTAGTTCAACCATGGGATCATCCCAACTGACTATGCAGGAATTTGGAATAACGGCATTAGGTGGAAAACTAAAAGTCTGAAATAGCGTGGCATCGGCAACGGCTGAGGCTACGGATGTTCTTAAGGTTGCCCAAGACATTCTCAGCCAATCATTCCGGAAGTGGACATCCAAGGGCTGATAAGCCCCTTGACACGGCTCAAGAGCGACACGCCCATTTTATATGGCGCTGGTTGAAAATCAATGCCTGTCATTCCACCGCTAGGGGCTTGACGGCTTTGGAAAATATCTACCGCAATGCTCATTGCGGCTTCACTAATTGGTGCAATGTTTTCGTAGTCAATGTGTACAGTGCCAGTAATAGTGCCATATGGGGCGACAAGATGACGGGCTTGGTCTGCAGGAGTGCCAGTTAAAACATAACTAATTGAATAAGAATCGGCAGCAGTAATTGTTTTGGATCCATTAAATGTGGCTCCGCAACCGCTGATGGTAACAACCTGTCCAACCACAAACGGATTGATGTCGGCTGTGTAAAGGGTTACTGTTTTGCTCAATAATTGTTGTTCATTTACATAAGCATTGTTTTTAGCCAAGTATTCATCAATAATTAAATTAGAACTATCGCAAATTTGTTGCAATACGGCATCCGTGTACAACGCACCAATTCCGAGTGTAGTTCTCAGTTCGGCTACTGTAACAAATGCCATTTTTACT